TACGAACAAGAGCCCGTAAATCAGCGAGACGATTGCAGCCACGAATGAGAACGAAAGTGCGACGCCGACGATGAGGATGAGTCGGGCTTTGATTTCTTCGTTGGTGAGTCGTTTGTCGGGGTTCATGGGCATCGCCTTTCGAATGTGCCTGTGGCTTGGGTGTCTTCGCAGTTGTGGCGTACGCGGTCAGCGCAGCTAGTCAGCGCTAGTGCCAGTGTCAGCGTCAGCAGTAGGCGCTTCATCGGTTGCCTCCGTGGGTCGTACAAGTGGGGCTGGTGGTTCTGTGTCGTGTTCCCACAAAATAAGGGTGTTTCCTGACAAAGCCCAACCACAGTCAAAACCTGAATCAAGTAATAGTTGAGTGAGTTCTTCATGCGTCATGCTGATACCTCCAAGAGAGTGATTGTTGACAGGTCTCCACCAATTTGAACTGATACGCCACTTGCGTTAGAGATGCACATGAACTGCGTCTTGTATGTAATCGCTGATGTGGTTGCAGGGCTATCCAAATAGGCGGTGCTCATTGTTGCGACACGAACGTTTAATAATGAGTTTGTGTACCCGGCGCTGTGCGCTATCAAGGCTATTTGGGAGGCTCCACGCATTAGGCGTAATGCGATGGCATTTTGAGTGTTGAGCACGTTTTTGTCGCCTCCAACCTGATTGACCAACACAAGGATTTTACTGGAGGAACTTTGTGGGGTAATTGTTGCCGTGAGACCTGTATCAGCGTAAGTAGAAGTTGCATTAGTTGCAGCGGTGCTTGTCGTGCCTTGTACGACCTGCAAAATACGAAACGCGCCACGCAGGTCGTTCTGCTGTGCAGCGGTTAGTACTTGTCCAGATGTAAACGAAGCGGGAAGGTTTGTGGGTGTAGCCATGTAGTTATCCTAAAAGGTCAGTTCCACCCAAGGTGGATTGGTTGAGAATGAAAACAGCAGCCCAACGAGCAGACCCCTCAAAAGTCGTAGACCAACGACCCGGAGTGACCGTGTGCGAAATACGAGAAATAAGCATCGGCGTTGTAATCGCATTACCAGTCGGAGGCTGAACAACAAGGGTGATGCGGTCATTCAGTTCACGGTCAAGAGTGTTAGCCCAACTTGACGTGGGCGACAGCACAACCTCAAACGGATCAGCCTTCGGGTAAACCTGACCGCCCCACTGCGTAATGATGTTGCTCACGTCCACAGCGTCAGCAAGCGTAGAAACCTGAGTGTCAAGCGACTCCTCAGCAGCGCCGAAAGTAGTAACGCTCGTCGTGTTACGCCCGATGTAAACACCACCGCCCGACATGCTGATATTGGCTTCGTTACGCATTGAGTCGCCGTCGTAAGACAGTGTGACCTCAGGCCCGATAGCAATACCCCCAGCGCCGTAGGTGCCCTGAGAAACAATCGAGCGTGTCTGTGTGCGGATTTGGTTTTGGTTGTACAACGTCACCACACCTGTACGGCTCACAAATAGCGGTGCATATTCGGAGTCTGCAACCTTCTGCAGTTCACTGGTGACACGGGGAGCGTCGTCAGTGATGTCGAGCACACCCGACGCAGGCGCAGATGGCCCACTAGTCAAAGATGCAGGAAACGGGGTTTGACCGATAAGGCGTGTGAATCGTGCAGCTGTAGTTTCAGCCAGTGCAACCGTGGAGTACTTAAAGATTTCTTGGAAGATGGATTGGGCAATGCCGGTGCTCCACACGATGACTTGCTGCACTGATCCTGTGCCGATGTTTACAGCCTCAGGAAGCGCAATGTAAATGCCAGCGTTGTTTACAGTCGTGGTCGCAATCAAGATGCCGTCGATGTAAAGCGTGATGGTACGCGCTGCGCTGTTCCAGTCAAAAGACAGCATGCGAGCAGCGCCCGAATCAAAACCTGACGAGTTAGTGCTGGCGACCTTTGAGTTACCGAATGATGGCTCGGTCACTTCCACAAGGAACTTGCCTGTGCTGTTGTCGTAACTCAAATACCAAAAATGGTTGTAAATACTGCCGTATAAAAACTGTGAGATGCTGCCCGATGAGTCAGGTATCGCCCAACAAGAAACCGAGAAACTGCCCGAACTGCTGTTCGTTCCGCCCTGCGCCGAAAGTGCAGCGTCGGAGCCTGTGCCAGTCACGGAACTATTAACAAGCCCCACAGCAAGTTGAGAACCGCTAGAAGCAGCTGCAGTTGTCGCCATGTTTAACGGCTCGGAGCCGTAGTCCCTCAGAGACTGGTTAAGCGTGTAAGGCCCTACAGGCTCGTCACAGGGGTAGTAGTGGCGTGGAGACGTCGACAGGATGTAGTTACGGCTCCAGTCAGCAGGGAGCGTCTCAGAGGCAAGGAAACCTAAAGCGTCCATGCAGGACAGGGTCACGGTGGAGTCTTGCCCTGCGTCTGTCCACGCTGGAGGCCATCCTTGGATGAACCCACGAAACACTCGATAGGTGACTCCTTCGTGAACGGCTGAGATTTGGATCTGACGGCGCGGTAAAAGTTTGCCGTAGTAAGGGCCTGAAGTGTTGAACGGGTCAAAGCGTCGGTCTCGGTTGCTCAAGACCACTAGCGCGTTGCCTGAGAACGTGTCCCAATCGTCGGAGCGTCCACGGTCTGTTGACATCTCACGGACATACGAGGTGACGTTCGTCCACGTTGGGAACAGGACATAAGGGCCGTCGTCAAAAGCGATTTCTACAGTGGCGACGGGGAACGGCATCAGCGACCTGCACCGCTACGAATGCCATAACCGCCGTCGCTACGAGCACCGTCACGAAGAATGCGTCGAATCTCGCCAGCGACTGCTTTCGGATCAGTGACAGGGGAAACTTGCACGATGATGCTTCCCGGGTTTCGAGCTGCATAGGTGCTGGCTCCGAGACCCTGTGTGGCCGTCACGCCACGTTGGCGCTGAGACCGCAAAGTCATATCGGTGGTTTCGGCAAACCCTTGTCGAGTTCCAGCACTGAAAGAAAAGTCCGTGCTACCTGTGGCAATCAGTTCACCAAGAGGTTGGAAGGTTGCGAAGTTGTACAGGTTTTTAATTCGAGCAATGCTGTTAAACGCTCCAAGTAAAGCGTTAATTTGTTTACCGATTGCGTTGAGGTTTCCGTCTGTGTCGTACAACAGAAACTGCAGCTGGAACTTCAGTTCCTCGACACCGCCAGCGAAACCCTTCTTGCCGAAAGCGTCAGCAACCTTAATCGCGGACTCAGCAAGGGTTTGGATGTAAGGCAAAATGTAGAGACCAAGCGACTCTTTCAGTTCGTCCAGCGTGATGGACAGACGAGCCATCGTGCCCTCAAAAGTTGCAGCCTTCTCGTTAGCACCGCCAGCAAACTTTGCTGTCAACTCATCCTGAATAGTGCTGAACTTCTTAGCCTTCAGCTCTGCCTTGCTGTAACCAAGACCCAAACGACCAAGAGCAGAATTCTGACCCTCGCTCGCACGAGCCAAACCGTTAACCACAGCCTCCAACGGCTTGCCAGTCCGCCCCGAAATATCTAATGCCAGTGACAACAGCTTTTGAGCCTTGGTGACATCCTTCGTGGAACGAAGCAATCGATTGAGACCCGGACGAAGATCGTCATCCGCCACACCCGTCGCACGGGCAGTCACATCGATGTAATCCTCAACGGCTGCAATTTGTGCGTCAGTTGCCTTGGTCGTCGATTTTAAAGTGCCAGCAAGTTGAACCTGCGCCAGTTGATCTGCGCGAGCCATCTGAGCAAAGTTCCACAAAGACTTAGCGCCAATGGCAGCTGCGACACCAACAGCTGCAAAACCAATCGCAGCAGCTTGACCCATCTTCTTCAAAACAAAAGCAGCCTTCTGAGCGTTGGTCTCAAGTTGCTTAAATTGCTTGATGGCTTTTTGGATGCCCTTGCCGTCAAACTGGCTAATGATTGGGATAGTTATCGCCATTAGATGTCCCTCTGTACTCGACGCATTAAGTCGTTAATTAACTTTGTCACATTCCGCACGACTTCTTCTTCGTGCTTCAAATAAGAACGCCACAAGAAACGCCCCGGCTGGCCGTAACGCTGCGACAAGTCCTGCACCATTTGCTTACCCTTAGCAGTAGGGACTTTTCCTTTGCCGGACATCTCAACAGTCAGCGCCGAAGGGCTAGTCCAGCGCACACCAAACGTGGCAAGGTTGCTCACATAGTTGCCGTACTGGCGAGGCTTCTTGCCCGACACGAATGGCTTAATGCTGCGATCATCTTTAGCGCCAGCCCACGGAAAAATGGGCTTGGTCTGCTTAGCACCTCGACCCTTCCACCTGTACGCCATACCTGACAGCGGAGCCTCATTGGGTGTCAAGCCTTGAGCCTCACGAACAATCGGGGAAACAATCTGTGCGTAATCTTTTGTGAGCTGACGACGAGCAACCTTGTCAATGCTGTTGAGTTTACGCAAAGCCTCTTTAACGCCTACCACTTCTAAAGATGTTGTATTGACGTATCGAGTCATTGCTGGGGCTTTTCGTGTGAGACCTTCAGCACCGTTTCCAATGCTTCAATGTCGAAGGGTATTTGTGGAGGCCAGAAACCAGTCGCCAGCAGGATTTCTGCTAGGACTCGGAGGTAACTGCCTCTTCCGTAGGGTTTGCGGTTTCCTCGTCTAACACTTCAATGCTGATAAGGCGCTTGACATAATCGTCAAAGACGGCCGGTACGGAATGGTTGATTTGCTGGCAACAGGTGTACGCCATAAATGCAAGGTCTTCCATACCAATGCCGTTTGCAAGATCTGAGACCTTGCGCTTGAACTTGCGTTCCCACGCCACTAAAACAAAAAGGTTTGTTTCAACGGTGTAGGTTCGCTCGGTTTCTTTGACTTCAAGTTTGAGTTTCATTTGTTTCTCCTAAATGATTGGGTTTAGATCAAGGTGCGGTTACGTCACGCACCCAAGTGCCTGAAGTGAAATTCGCTGTCACAGTGGCAATCTCGCCCACGGTCGAATTGATGGGGGTGAAATCAGAGAGCATGCAGTTCGAGATGGTGTACTCAGGATTGCTGGCGGACTCGGTCGTGCCTGATGGCGAGATGACAAGAGTGGTGGTTCCAAGACCTACGCAAGAAGCAAGGATGGCCTCAACTTCGGTTGCGCCATAAGACAAGAAAAAGGTGATTGACACGTCAACTGATTGAAGACCCGGTGCCATCTTGTGTCCAGTGTCGCCGAACGCGGTAATTTCCAACGGGTCGTTACCGATGGTGATTGTGCATTGGTTTGCCTGATCTGAAAGGTCAGTTGTGGTTGCGCCCTGCGTGATGTTAATCGTGGCATTGCTGAGGAATGTTGTTGTAGCCATGAGGGCTCCTTTTGGTTAGTTGCGCCGTACGGCTACGGCAACGGTTAAGTCGTAAGAAGGCAGGTCTTGCCCTCCAACGGAAACGAGGCCCGGACGAAGATCCGTGACCGCGATTGGTGAGTTCATTATTTGGTCGGCAACTGTCATGAGGTAGTCGCCTGCGTCTTGATTACCGGGGGGCGGTGCAAGGACGCTCAGGGTTAATCGGATGTCGCCCACGTTGTATGTAAACGCTGTGACCGTTGGCAGTTGAATTAGAACCGACATTGGCCGAGCGTTACGAGGGTCTGTGATGGGGACAAGGCTCAGCGCGGTGAGTTGTGTCTTTACTGCGTTTACAGCGTCAACAAGAATCCCCGATGCAGGCATTAGGCGACCTGTGCCCTGCCACAACCGAGCAGCTGCATAATGCGGTGGAGAGTGACAGGCATAGGCAAGTTGCCCATACCGTCAAAGCCACCGTACGAGTCACCACTGGTTCCGCGTTCGCGGTACAGGGTTGCTGCATACATTGTCGTACCTAGTTCAACATCGGCGCTGGGGACAGTGCCTTGCTGATCGGTGTAGCCAGCCTCACGGCGTTTACGGAAGCACCAAGCGTTAGCAGCACTGACACACTTAGCCACGAAGGCGGTGTCGTTAGCGGTTGCCACGTCAATACCAAGCCACGACAACACAAGCGCTGAAGTAGTCCAAGTGATGGTTTCGGTAAACGTCAGAGTGCCAGCAAGAGCTGCATACGACTCATCATCAGCCTGACCAGTGACCGCATACAAAACCTGATTAAGTTTCGGCACGTCATAGTTGAACTCAAGATAGCCCTGCTGGTCTTTCCCGATGTACTCCCACTCTTCAACGCTAATAACGGTGAAGGTGCCGTTGAACTTTGCGCCAGCGCCTGCGACAACGATGCTGTCACCGGGCTGAACTTCGGAAGGGGTCAGGGTCTGTACGGCTGAAACATCATCAAAGTGAAAACCATGAGTGATTGTGTAAACAGACATACAGACCCTTTCCTACTACCTAGTAATCAGGCGAATGT